TCTCGAATCAACGGTGTATCCGCACCCGTGGTATCGTCGGGATATGAGCCCGAATACTCATAGAAGTCAACCCCACCAAGGCGACCGATATACATCATACCGTCATCTTCAACGCCCCTGGTCAAATCGGCTGTACCAGCCAAAACACCGCTGTCCGTTTTGATCGGCTTGATGAGATCCGCTTCGATCATCTCGAAAAGTGCCGAAGCAGCATCGGCCCCGCAGATGGCCACATTGGGCATGGGGCCTCGATAGGACGCAACCAGTCGCTTAACTGTGCGAATATCCGACAACGGACGAGCGGTGCCGTCTCCGATGTCCCACAAAACAGTCGCGGCGAAGTCGTTGCCGCCCGGCTTGCCAGAATCAACGGTAAAGCTGTCATACCCGTCCTGGCTATACGCCAAGGCGTTCTGCAACAGCATAGCCACCATCCATTCCTCACGATTATCGATGAGCGTATTCAACATGTCGGCATCTTCTGCCAGAGCTTGCTGAATCGCCTGCATGAGTGCCCCGGTGTCGTTATTTACAAAAACGCTACCTCCAGCCAAACGAGCGGCTAAACGGTTGCCGTACTTCAGGGTGCGTTTGATGTTGATAAACGGACAAGCCACTGTGTAGCTGGTCCCGTTAAGGCTGTCCATCAGGATAGCTCGTTGTCCCTGCTTGACAAACGGGGCCATACCATAGCTACCGGTCAATACGTCCAGTTGTGCGGTTTCTTCCGCAAGAGTCTGAGTGCGACTCTCGGGAAACAAAAGCGAACGCAAAGCCACATAGGGTTTGATCCGCATATTGACGATCCCATTGAATACCCGGCGATCTGTCATGGCTGTAATCGGACTTGCTGGCATTGTCTATCTCCTTGTTCACGATTTAAATAAAGCATTCCGTCGCTACCCAAGATTAACCAATGCCGGGTAACCCTTGGATATTGAAATTTTTCTGAATCATCGCATCCTTGAGCGCGACTTTCAACTCTGTTTCGTAAGTAGTACCGATAGCATCGGTAATACCTGCATAATGGATCTCACAATCCGTACTGACTACAACAAGCGAGTCCTCAGTAGCACTAAGGGTTTCGATATTGGGATACACGAAACCACGAATTTCATGCAGCCCATTGGTGGCCGTACCTGCCACGGCTGCACCAGACACTCCCGCACCCGTCAAACCCGCCACCGACACAGTCACTATCGGCAGAACAAGCAAATCGGCCAAGGCACCGAAGGTACCGGTATACTCTGTGGAAGCCAAAACACAAGTAGCTGTGACTCCAATGAGACCCAACGCAGTAACGACATTGGCTGCACTGGCATCAAATGCGATACCCGCTGTGGTGTTGCCGTTAACGGTAATCGTAAAGGTGCCCCCAGTAGCAGCACCCACTTCGATAACCGCTTCCGTTGGGTCTGGAACCAAAGCGACACCCGCTTGAGCGGAAGCCACTTCCCCAGACCCTCCGGTAAGGCTGGTCAAGGTGGCGGATACGGTTGGCAACGTCACCAAATCGGTATAGCTGTCGAAATCGATTTGATAAACTGTTGCACTCGTTTTCGTACAATTCGCCACAACCGACGGTGCAGAAAGTGCTAACAACGCAGCTTCAACCGCAGCAGGGGTTGCATTATGTGCAATATTCCCCGTTGTTTGTCCGCCGCCACCGCTATGTGTGATTGTCCACGTACCCCCCGACGCAGTCCCAACGTTCACAAGCAAAGAAGTGGGGGTTAGGGGTTGTGCCGCTGCGGTGCCCGGAGTGACCGTTACAGCGGCATCAGTACCCGTATAACCGGTAATGCCGGTCATAGTCGCGGATACCGTAGGCAACACGGATTGAAACTTCAGATCCGTAAATGTAATCGTATGGATCGAGGATCCCAAAGTGTCTGTAGCGGTGACACCAATTGCCAACAATGCGGCAACGACAGTGGCAGCGGACGCATTGTACGCGAGGGCGCTGGTGGTGACTCCATTAACTGTGATGGTAAACGTTCCGCCCGTGGCCCCGGTAAGTGTGATCGTCAACACGGTTGGATCGGGGGCAACCCAAGCACCCCATTTACCGGTCGAAGCATTCATACCGCAAGGGGTCAGCACCGCCAATTCAGACGCTCCAGCATCGGTGCCGAACGTCACTGTAGCCTCATAACGGCTATTGATCCTCCCATGATTGCGGAAAAGTGTATTCGCACTTGCCGCCGAAGGGATTTCCATGTCTTGAAGAGTCATAATTTGTATTCCTTTGTGTTCTCAGGTTTATTTCTGATTCATCCAACAACAAGACAAATTATTAAGCTGTCTTGGCTTGGTCCGGTTTGACTACCTTCCCATATCCGGGGATGCCTTCGAGCATCTTCTTAACTTCCAAATCGGTTAGTTGATCGTCGCTTTTGGCGGTCATTGAAATGATGTTTGGTCCCGCGACTGTCTCATGGCTGCCCCCCGCGTTTACCGACTGATTGCTCTTGAGCATGTGGAAGCCCCAGGGATCTGCGGAGGGTGACGCAAAGCTCAAGGTATTGACATCGGCCTTGCCGTCCATAATCGCCTTAGCTATCTTTTGAAACTCAAAGACGGAACGAACGTCACAAGCATCGACGCTCTTAGCCAACTCATGCACACGGATACACTTCTCCATGTGAGCGAATTGCTCATCGGTCGCATTAACCGGAAGTTGCGGAGCCGGATACGCCTTCATGAACGCTTCTTGTTTTGCACTTTTGATCTTCTCTTCCGGAGTAGGCTCACTTGCCTTCTTTTGTTCCGGCTTCAACGCGGCGGTAACTCCTTCAACGATGGAGGTAGCCAACGCCTTGTTTGCCTCTAGCATTGTGGCTCCGAGGGCTTTCAATTCTTCTGCTGTCATTTCTGAATCTCCACCATTGATTAACGGTTGGTTTTTGTTGGCCAGTTGGCCGTTTGGTTCGGATTGTTTGTATACGATTCCACCCATCGAAATGCCCTTCCATTCGCCACTTCGATAAAGTTTACGAATCTCTTCATCTTCTACCTTCAACACCACGCCCCAACCTCCAGTAGCATCCAACGGCTTTCCATCATAGGTCGTTGTGTTTGCGAAGCGGGGATCTGCGGATTGAATGATAAAAGTCTCAGCTATATACACGGCTGACTTAGGTAAAATCTTTTCATTGTGAATGACATCAATGCCTTCACCGGATTGAGAAAAGGAATAAGCGAGTTTCTTAATGACATCGGCGGACGCAATGTCATTTTGCTTGTCGGCCATCTCAGGAATATACACCGCTGAAAGAATTTCACCCTGTTCGTTCATCTCTTTCGAGACGACTGCGAGTGTGATTTCTCTCTCGATGCCCTCCTTTGATTTGTAAACGGTTTGGATGTTGTTAGCTCCAGCGGGACAAAGAGAGAGATGGGTAATATACCCCCCTAAAATTCGCATCAATTTCTTAGCCATCAGAAGTCATCCTTGACAAAATCTAGACCATAGATTATAACTCCTTAGTTTTATAACGACTTATCGAATTTTTGCAACATAAAACTTAACTAAAAAAGCCCGTTTTTACTCTAAAAAGGCATATTTAGGGGATTTATTCATGTCCAGGCCGATAATTTCTTCTATAGCCGCAAATTTAACCGGCTGGGTAGCCAAACTTAACGCCGCATTTGCCGCCCTGACAGACGCGCCTCTACCCCTGGTTCAAGCATCCGATTTCTCAACTTTGACCTCCACATTTAACCCCAAGAAGTACAAGAATTGCCTGGCCGTGGTCGCCTCCGACCATAATCTATACCGAAGCAACGGAATAGCCTGGGAGTTATTCTATGGGCAACTGCCTCACTTGCCTGACTTGGATGGGGGGGCTTCCTTTGATGATTGTAAATACAAATTCAATACCTTGTTACACCAATTAAAGGCAAAAAAATGGATGGTTAATCCCGTCGTTTTCCTCCCTACAAATGACATTAATTGTCAAGCATGGTGGGGGTTTAATTTAGGATCTGAGCTTTTAGATTACACCACTAACAACAACGACTTAACAAATATAAATACATCCACTTTTGATTTAATAGAAGCCCAAGAGGGGACTGCTTGTCTTAAGCTCATAGATATAGGGGGAAACACCCAACGATTAGAGATACTAGATGCTAATCTATCTTCCGATTTCCCTCTTAAATCCTCTGTCTCAACTCCTGAATTTGCTATTTGTTGTTTATTCAATTCGTCAAACATTCCCGAAGGTTATTATAGTGGAATCATATCCAAGGGAGACGCTACAAATGATACTCTCTCTTTTGTTATTTATAATGAATGCGTTTCCAGTACCGTATCAAAAATACGAATACGATTCGGATATGGTGATGGTGTATTCACAAGTCCTTCTTTTCACTACGAAGAGATCGTTTATTCCAGTGACTTAGATGCCAATAAATGGTATTCTATAGTAGTTAACTATAAAGATAGTGACAAAACCTATCGCATTAGCATATACGATATTTTAAATCACGATTATGTGACAACCGACAATACTGGAATCCTGACCAACAACCTGGCAAATGCTGTTACGGGAATCCTTAATATTGGATGCAGTGTTAGTCTCTGGGGTACCCGCTTTTTAGGATACATAGATAGTGTCGCTGTATTCAATAGAGTACTCTCCGAAGCGGAAATTTTAGAAATGCACACCCTCTCCTTTATGCCGGAAGTCTAAGCAGCGACAACGCGACCCGAAGCGTCTTCGTTCGGATTGAAATACATGACCAATGAATCCGCCTGGTCGGGGGACTGACCTATCGTTCCGTTTTCCATATCCTTGAACTGCTTCATGTAATCGTCTTTGCTCTCCACCTTAATCTTACCCTTGGGTGTCACCTTGTAGCGTCGTGTGGTCAATTGTTGACGCAAACGATTGGTAATGGTGGTCCCCAAGTAAACCTCGCCCTTACGCAACGCCTTAGCCAGCGTAAACCAGCATTCGGTAATCGCATCATCGAATTTTTCAGATTCCATGGCCGAGTTTTGTGAATAGAACTCCTGAACTCGTTTGTTACGACGCTGCGATCCTCCCATCTCGTCAACGGCCACCTCACCCATGCCGGATGTATCGATAACATACAAAGTTTCTTCATCTGTCCAACCATAAAACTCTTGGTTGACAATCGCCCTATCGAGAGCCGTTAGCGGTCCACACTTCTGAGCCCACATGTCATAAATGATATTGCCACACCCGGTCGTAATGGCATTCTCATCGCCACCGTAACGGGCCAGGTCGATAGCAATGCGCTTCTTGTACGGATCTCCCACCCGCAAAGCGGTACGCAACGCCTCTTCCGTCATACATTTATTGATATCGTCCTCAGAGATCACACAATTAGGATCGACACTCGGAAACTCACCCAACACCGCGATACGATAGATGTCGCTGCCTATCCCAAACTCATCGGCTATCTCGCGGTTGCGCTCTTGACTAAAATACATCGATTCCGGTGTCTCTTCCGAATTCCAATGCAAACAGGTCCACATGTGAGCATCTTTATTAAAACAATCAAAGAACTTGCACAATCTTGTGTTTGGGTTTCCGATTTTCATGTGAAGAAACATACCATCGGCATTCTTTATGGTCTCCGACGCTGCCTCCGAGATCTCCAAAGGCACACCAGAAGATTCATCCTCAAAAATAGCAAGGTAATCCTCGTGTATGCCCTGGAACGACTCCTTATTTCGTGCGGTAACAAGCTGACAACCCC